ATTGGATACGAAAGTATGTCCCTGCGTCCCATAGTTGTAGGTTGTTGAGCCCGCCCGAGGCCGCTGTGCCGACCTCAAGCCTGCCACCTTGTGCGTGAACTATCCCACTCGCCGTGAGGGCCCCCATTGAGACCGTACTACCAAACGTCGCGGCCCCGGTTGCATGGAATGTCCCGCTAACTTCAAGTTTAGAATCAGGGGCGGTTTCGCCTATTCCTACGTTGCCGCCCTGTAAATTAATGACATTAGGACTACTCGAATCACCTAAATGCAAATCACTCTGTTCAGCACGTAGGGCTATATCTGTATTTCCACTTGCGGGATCTCCGACATACCCAGTTCTGGACCAAGCCGCCGCTGTTGTTCCTCCAAATTCAACAAATGCAGCAGTTTGCGTTGCAGTGTCACCTGTGGCTCTAAGTCTTATTACCGGGGAGACCAACCTTACCTCTATAGCACGATCAGGACTGGTTATGCCTACTCCGACGGTAGTAGCGGTAAGAGTTGTAATGCCACTAACAGTATTGTCAAATACATATGCTCCTGTTCCAAATGTCCCCGCTGTGATTTTCGACGCATTGAGGTTCGGGATGTCGCCGGCAACCAAACTCTGGAACGCCGCCGTCGTAGCTGCGGTAGCACGAAGAACCTGACCCGCAGTCAATCCGCTAGTTGTCTGACTAGCCCCCAACCCACTCGTATCGGCAAGAGTGTGAGCACCAGGCGTGCCAGCGGGTTCCCAGGAAGGCAACCCCGAGGATACGGCAAGCACCTCACCAGCTGACCCGATTCCTAGTTTAGCTAGGACGCTCGAAGTACTAGCATAAAGCATGTCTCCGGCCGCGGTATCGAGCACGCGCCTGAGCGGCCCGGGCTCTGGTCGGAGCCCGAAATCAACTACCGGGTCTTGCCTGCTCACCGCACGCTCCTCCGTGGCACAACGTACTGCTGGGCTTTACCCAATTCTGCCGCAGCGTTGAACGACGAGAGCGTGTGTTTGACCTGAAAGTTTGTGCCTCCCTCGTACACCGGAGCGACGACAACCGGATTGTCGCCGATAGCCAGCGTTTTTGAGACGGTGCTGCCGGATTCCGTCTGATCCCGATAGGGCGTGGTCACGACCGTCACAGCTCCATCCGTGTGGACGTGCTGGACCGCGCGCCGGAAGGTCGAGTAGCCGCCGTCCAATCCCTGATCGAAGATCGTTGACAAGACGAAGGCGGCGTACGCGTTCCCCCCCGTTCCCGCCAAGGCCGCTTGATCTTTCACGACCGCCTCATCATCAAGCGTAAGAACCTGGCCGCTGTGCGCCTCGACGGCGAAAAGGGGGATGCTCATTCACTCGTCACTGCAATCAACGGTGAGATCCACTTGCGACGGTGTCGAATACGCACTGTCCGCCGGCCACCCTGAGTCCCTCGAGCGGGCTTTGTAGTCGGCGACTTCTCCGCACTCCACTCCGCCGTCGTTTACCACAAAGGTGCCGCTGGGTTGGCTCGAATAGGTATTCCACACGGTATAGCCACCGCTGTCGATTTGACGCTCGACGACTAGATCGGTCCCATCTGAATTTTGGGTAAGCGTCAATTCAACCTCCGACGTCGACCCGACCTGGGCCGCAGAGCATCCGGGCACGGCAATGAGTGTCTGGGCGCTCGTGCCGGCCTCGACATCCCATTGTGATTTAATGCCGCTCTTGGTGTGGCGGACGCGCCAGAAATGCTCGATATGGTTCGTGCGACCTGTCTGCGCGTATAGCGCCGTGGCGGCAGCTATCACAGTCTCGAGCCTCCACGTCCCCCCACTCCCCACCTTCTCCCAGAACTCGGTCTGTGCGGTTGCATCGCCGTTCGTCCAGTTGCCCTGATAGCCTGACGTGGTTTCGGCGCTCGTGGATGGAGACGAGGGTGCAGCCGACGGACCCCCCGACGCTCCGGACGACGACCCGGTCGTGGTTGTGATCGCCGACGCATGGAACAGGTCAGCCCCGTATTTGTGATTCGGCTGCCACACCGACCGCTGAATATCCCACGCCCATACGACCCAAGGATACGTAGCAGAGCGCCCGGTCGCCGATTCCGTCGGATGCAGCCCAAACAGCATTAGACGCCGCTCGGGGTGATACCCTACCCACGAGTCAGCGACGTTATCGATCCCGCGCCATGACGGGCGCCGTGGCCCAACAAGCGATTCGAGTGCGAACCCGTCGGTCCTGAGCGGCCCTTGGGCTCCGATGCCCCACCAGAAGCCCTCAGCGAACACCAGGGCCTTCGGATTGGCGATACCTAGCCCCTGCGTGTTCTCGACGGGCTCGACCTGATACTGCCAGCCGGCAAACGCCCGACCAAAACCGCTCACCCGGTGGAACTCGTTTTCCTTGGCAACCAGCAGGATGCCGCGGCCCTTCCTGAGCGCGGTGATCCGTTGCCCCTTCGATCCGATCAAGTTCCACGCGTCGGCATGGAATCCGTCCGCGGCGTCTGGGCTCTTGCCCAGAAATGAATGCCTGAGAAACTCGGGGCGGTCGAGGTCGCCAGCGTCTTCCGTCCCATATCCGGCGATAAACAGCACGCCGTTGTATTCCTCGAGGCAGTACGGTTGCAGCGCGGTCGACGCGCCGGAACCGAAGACGAACTTCGGCAGCGTGACCGTCCCCGCATTATCGAACCCGAGCAGCTCGTTGCGTGCCGAGAACGTCGTCGTGGCGTCGGCGATGAACATCTTTTCCCATACCTCGGCCATGACTGGCCGCGCAGGTGCCGATGCGTTATCCCATGTGGTCGACGGGGCCGTGGTCAGGTTTTTGATCGAGTTCGCTTCGTTGGGTTCGTACCCCATATCGGCCGTGACACGGTAGGCATAGTGCGCGTTCTCGGTGTTACTCCAGCCGATGATGAGCCCACCCACCGCTGTGAATGGGACGATCGCGCACACGTGGGCGAGTTCGGCGGGCGTGCCGTTGTCGTCCTTCAGCGTCAGCATGATCCGCGACCCGCCGCGCGTGCGTTGTCGTCCGGCTCTGGTAGGAACAAAGTTCTCGCCGTCCTCGATCGTGCCTAACGCCAGTGTACCGGGTTCTGCGCCCTCTACGACGCCCTGCACCCAGCCGGGCACATCACGAGGGGCTACGCCGAGACGGGTCATTAGCTCGTCGCGGTATAGAGTGTGACGTAGCCGGTCGTGCCGCCTGCGCCGCTCGCCTGGAGTTCTGCTGTCACGGCTTCGTTGAGTGCGGCCTTGAGTGCTACCGGAAACTCGGACGGCACAAACGGCCCGTTCGTGAAATCCCAACGGAACGTGACCCAGGTGACGCCGCCGTGCTTGATCGTGATCGTTTTGATCGCGCTCACACCGACGTCGTAGTTCGCTTCAACACCGAATACCAAGTGCTGTACGCCAGCAATCGCGGCTACCGTCGCCGTTGCGGTGCCGTTAGCTACACCAGTCGACTGTGTGGGGGTGCCCCTGAGCAAGGCCGCCATCTGAACTGACATTTCGTACTCCCTAGTTCGTTGCCGTGAAGATTGCCACGTAGCCGCTATCGCCGCCGTTGCCACTAGCCTCTAGTGTCGCACTGACAGCCTCATCCGGATCACCGCTGAACGCGACGGGAAATCTTGTGATGAACGCGCCGTTACTGAAATCCCAACGTATCACCTGCCAGTTCGTTGACGTGTGCTTGATCGTGATGTCGCGGATCGCAGTGACGGCCGCGTCATAGTGCGCCTCGACGCCAAACACCAAGTGCGTGACACCGTCGACGGCGGCTACCGTCGCCGTCGCGGTATCGTCATCGGCTGCGCTCGACTGTGTGACCTCACCCCTGAGTAAGCGCGCCTCTAGAACTGACATTTCATCGCCTCAGTTGGTAGCTGTGTAGATGGTTGCACGTCCATTGACGCCACTTGCGCCACTCGCCTCGAGCTCGACGCTGACCGCTTCATTGGGATCGCTTTTGAGTGCGACTGGGAAATTGAATGCGAACGGTCCGTTGTTGAAGTCCCAGTTGAAGGCTTCCCACGTTGTGGAGCCGTGTTTGACTGTGATCGTTTTGAACGCTGCGACCACGGCGTCGTAGTCCGCACGAACACCGAACGCCAAGTGTACCGTTGCTTCGGTAGCTGATACGGTGGCCGTCGCGGTGGCGTTATCCGTTGCGGTCGACTGTGTCGCCGTTCCCCTTAGCAGGGCCGCAGTCTCAACTGACATTAGGCACCCCACAACATGAGAACGATCGAATAAAAACCACGTATCATGGCTTGCAGGTAACCGCCACGCCCGCGTCCTGTGCGTGCGATAGAGCCCGAGTTCGCGCCGTTCTTGAGATATATCGGGATCATCGGCATATCAGTTGATCTCCTGCCAGGTGATCGAGCCCTCGACGTCCATGGCCGACACACCGCCATTGGGGCGCACGGCGAGCATTAGTTCGCTGCGCGTCCCGTCGATCGCGGCACCGAGTGTGAGCGTCGACGGGACTATGCCGCCATCCGATGCGGCACCTTGCGCGTTGTTGCCGGTCTCCAGGAAACCGCCGCCGACCTCAGTGCCACCCGATATATCGTTTGCTGTCGCGCCGAGCGCGGTTTGTAGCGCGCTGTTCGCTAGGTCGGCATACGTCAACGAGCCGCCTACCGTAATCGCGTCGTTCTTCGTGCCATGCACGAGCACCCATTCGAGCGTCTCTGAGACGCTCTGAATTTGGAGTTGTACGTCAACGACCCTGATATGTGCGCCGAGATGCGTTGCTTTGAGTCGAAGCGCGATCAGACAGAAAAGCTCATTTTCGACATCGGTGGTCAATACCGCGCCGGCGGTAGACCTGTAACGGATCGGGCCGCGTTCGTTGACGCCGCCTTCGGAAATGACCGCTGCACATATGCAGCGCATCGAGCAAACGCCCGAGGACGTGGTCGTGATGATCTGATAGCGTAACGGAAGGTTGGGCGTCGACACCCACGGCACGATAGCGCCGTTCGCTATGTTGTGTTCATGCACATAGACGATCACGCCGGCGATTTCGACACCGAAGCGTATGCGCCCAGCGGCTAGCCACTGGTAATCAAACACAAAAACCTGGGCCTTGCCTATGTCCAGCGTCAGCCCAGACGGATTCGCTGCGTCGGCGTCACCGTCCATCGTGTCGAGATTCCACGAGGCCTGCGCTATGGTCGTATCGGCCGGCGAACCCGTATCGTTCGTGCGTACAGTCACACCAACCGTGCCGGCGTCCGATTCGAAGAACAGGCCGTTGTCGTTGTCAAACGGGCCCAGGCGGCGCTCGCAGCCAGTCTTGGTGCCGCTCGCTAGCTCCAGCACGCCCGTCATGAGGATCAACTGAGACTTGCCCGGCTGATAGTTGAAGCGTTGGAACGTCTGGCGTGTGCGCTGGCCGGCGGTCGTGTTTGACGACGTGAAGTCGATAAAAGGCCTCGCAGCCGTCGGCCCCGAGGTCGCCATCGTGCCCGACTCAAGTTCTTCGTCCCAGAACAAATCCTGGCTATCAGCGTGCAGCAACTTCGAATCAAACAGCGTGTTGGGTTCAGAGGTGCGCCATCTGCCGAAAGCGTCAACCGCGGGGCCATCGAAGGCTCCGATCAGCACCTTTTGGAACTTGACACCACCACGATCTTCGGCGGCGTAGACTTCCCCAGTTCCAGGTAAAGTTGTGTTATCACTCATCGCCAGTACGAATCCGAATACAGGCGGGTCCGCGCAACCTGAGAGCCCCGTCGCCCGATGTGGTGGATGAGCTGGTTTCTGCGATCAAACCAGCGGTTCCGAAGCTCTGGAGGTAGCCTCTGCTCACCACCGAGCGCGAAAGCGAACAGCGCCTCGAGCGCGATCACGTCATGGAACTTGAGCGGGATCCCGGACGGTACGTCGTTGTCATCCGACATGTCAGCAAACCACTGGGTGTACCGCAGCCAAATCGCCTTACCCGCTTCCGAGTCGGGACTCGTCTCAAGCGTCGGGGCGGAGTCGATGCCGGTGATGATGAAATGGTCCGCGCCCGCGGGACGGAGTTCGTCGTAGCGCACCTCCGTCAACACCAGTCCGTCTGAGTCGGTCCAGCGTATGTCCAGCCAGCGCCCGAAATCGGTGATCGGCGTCGACTGCGAGGCGAACGTGTAGACCCTTCCTGTAGACGAATCGGCCGCGAGCGTGACAGTCGTCGAATTGTAACTCGGGTTCTGCTCGTTGATGTCAGTGAGCAGCGAGTCGACAGCTTCCTGCACGATCGGGTTGAGGATCGTATCGCTATACGCCGGATCATCGGTTGGCGTAGCGAGGAAGCGCCGGATGCTCGTAACGATTGTCGAGCGCGCAGCCATCAGTCCGACTCCTTACGCCGCAACCAACGCCCGGCGGTGTATGGCGCACACCCCACCCTCAACGCTGTTCGTAATCCGGCACGGCTCTCCCGACTTGGTCCTGGCCGTGCATCGGCTGTCGGCAGCTTGTGTGGCCGCCTCATTCCGAGCCTCGGTAAGTTGCCGCTCAAGCACGAGCCAGCGCGCGTAGACCACCTCTGGGTTCTCGCGCCACTGCTTGGTGTTCCTGAGATAGTCGACGAACCCCTTGATGATGTCGTCCGGGTACTCGACCTCCACGTAACGCCCCGAAGGCCCTGCCTCATAATCCCATTCGCGAAGCTGCACGCTACCCTCCGATGGTTGTGAGCACTCCCACGCTCGTTGCACCCCTCAGCCGCTTGGCACGATCGTTGACCATGTCGGCGAAGTCATCGCCGCCCTGCTTATAGCGCCGCTGGCCTTCGGCGCGGTTCTCTTCGATCCGTTTCATCACTTCTTCCCTGGTCGAGCCGGCGCCGTCGAACGGGTTGGCCACGAACGTGCTTTCAAGGTTCTTCAGCGCGTCCCGCATCGCCTCGTCGTCCAACTCCCGAAAGGGATGGAGGCCCGTCATCGGATCGGGCTTGACGGGCATCCCGCTCAGGGGATTCTTGTAGACTCCCCAGAACTGACTGCGGCGCACGCCATCGCCACAGGTCAGGACGAACTCCCACCGTGAGAGCGTCTCGTTATACCGGATATCGTCCTGCTCGAATCCGGTGAGTGCCCGGAGTGCCCGGACCCAGGAAGGTTTGGGCTCACGCATCTCTACTTCTTCTTCGGTTGCGGTTTTGTCACCGGTTGCGGTTTTGTCACCGTCTCGGGACGTGCTTTCGGTTCGCCGGGGCCATCCCAGGCGTCCGGGTGTTGCATCACATCACTCATTTTGTTGCTCCTTTTATGGAAGAATCAAAGAGACGAGACAACACACCCCGAAATACGACTTGTCCCGAGGACTCTGTTGCGGTGGCTCGCCGTACTCGCTAGGCGCGTCACGGTCGAACTCGGCCTTGTAGCTCTCGATCTTGTACCACGTCTCGACTTCGTCGCCGTCCTTGAGGTGGCCGACCTCGCTGTTCGGAGGCAGGAGCATCATCTGTGGTGCTTTCCACAGAAGTTCCCCTGTGCCCTCTAGCCTGTACGTGACGTACACGCCGAGTGTTGAGTAGCGGCCGACCGTTGTCAGTCTCATAAAGCCCCCAAAGGGGCCGGGCAGAACCCGACCCCGTCAGGTGTTAGGTCGGTCCAGTGGACTCGTCCTTGTAATGATTACCCATCAATTGATACCCTTGGGTATCCAGAGAATCCGTGGTGCCATCAAACGTCGAAGCACCCTGATCGGTGTTGAAGTAGTTGTCCCAGATGATCCCACGACCCGACCCGGCATTGGTGTTGATCCCTTTGGAATCGGCACCGAGGACCCGGTTACCGTGGAAGTCGAGATCCGGACCCGGCCCACCTCCCGTGATCGCTCCGATTACCAACGCGTAGTCACAGTCGGTGAACTTGCAGTCCTTGATCTCCAGGTTGGCTGTCGCGCCCTGCAGGTAGATCCCAGCCTCAAAGTCACTGCCCACGCCCTCGAACACGCACTTGTCAATGAGGCAATCACTTGATCCATCGATCGCAAGTCCGATGCGGTTGGACAGTCCCCACTTCGGGAACCGGCATCGCGACATCACGACACCAAACGGTGACGCATTATCGGCCCCACTGAGTCCACCGATCAGACAAGCCGCACCGGAGAAGAACAACGAGCCGGTGTCGCGGCTGACGAAGCCCATACCGTCGATGTCGCACGGCGCTGTGATCGTAGCCACCGGTCCATCTGTGAACGTCGTGTCAGCTAGTAGCGCGTTGAACTCGCCCATCGCTGACGGGTTGATACCCATGGTTTCAGGTATGAGGGTGATGCCAGAGACATCGAATTCAACCGTTTCCGTGACCGTCTCCGTGCCACGCATACAAACGATCACATCGCCACGGGCTGCAGTGCAAAGCCCGATCACATTGTTCAGTTTCGAATTTGCGTCGTCGGGCCTGTTGGCGGAGTTGTCTGCGCCACCAGAGGTGGGATCGTACCAGAAGATCTCACCAATTTGGCCGAGCGCCAGCATGTTTTCGATCTCTCTAGCGGCGCGCAGGTTTCCTATACCGTCACGCAGCCAGCCGAAACTTCGTCTTGTGAGTGTCATTTTTCTGATCCTCGTGGGGCGAGCCCCAAGGCCCGCCCCCTTTATAGGTTAAGCGCGCCTATTCTAGGCGTGCCTGTCGAGCGTGAGGTCGTTCAGATCCTCGATGACGCCGTTCGCGTTTCGCTGGACCGTTGCGAGGTTCCAATACTTCCGGATATATCCTTCTATCGCGTCTTTGTCCGTCACGCGGTCGAAGGTTGCACCGTCCATATCGGCCCACTCGGTTCCGACGACGTCGGCCATCCTGAACGCCGACGTGTTGAGGAAAAACATGCGAGAACCCGGGCAATCGACATCGCCGATAACCGGGATTGCGCCACCCGCGTGAATTATCGCGGCGATCGGCTTGTACCCGCCCTTGAGCTGCACGTCCTGACCGTCGAGACGGCGGAGCGGCAGGAACAGTTCGGAATACTTGAGCACAACGCCCGGTGTGGTAACGACCAGGTTGGGCCCCTGCCGTGACCGCGAGCGGATCGTCTCGATCATCTGCATGACGAGCGAGTCGCTCACATCCCTCTTCGTGCCGCTATTGGCCAACACAGCGGACTTCCAGTTGGAAGTGATAGGGATGGTCTCGAACGTGTTCGACGCCTCAACCGACGCAAGTAGGCCGTTCGCCTCTTTTGCGATGGTGTTGTCGGTGTCGGAGGTTGCGCGCGTGGCGAGATCGCCAGTGGTCGTGACCGGGTCCGGCGTCACCGTGATGATGTTCGTGCTGTAATCGACCGACGAAACAGTAACCCCGGTGCGCTGCGTGCCGCCGACCGAAGCGTAGAACTCGAGCATGTCACCGGCATATATGTGACGCGCACCTGCTCCGCCATTCGTGACCCCGTAGTCGGAGATCATCGTCTGCGCTGTCCCGCCATCGCCTGACGTGAGCGCGAGAATCCCTGTACCCAGGCAGAACATCTGACGATTGACTTCCAGGTCGTGTGCCTGGAGCCTATCCGACATCGTCTCCGCCAATGCCGGCCGGTACGAGCCCTGCTGCCGTTTCGTGACCTCGATCGCCAAGCCATCCAACGCCATGCGCGTGTAGGTACGCACAACGTTCATCTCGCCTTGGTCGTACTGCCCTTCGTCGGCCGGAGGGAGGGTCTTGTTGGCGCCAGCGTTAGCCGAAGCGCCGCCGATGAAACTCTTGATCCCGAAGATCCATTTCTTGCCTGTGAAAAACGCGTTCTCCAGCCGTGCGAACTGGCTTTTGAGCGCCGTCTCCGGGTTGGTCTGGTTCGCCCAGACGTTCGTGAAATAATCCTTAGCGAGATCGGTCAGCTCGGTAAGGGTCGATGGTGTTACAGCCATTTCGTTACCTCAGAGCTTGCTGTTCCAAGTGGAGCAGCTACCCGGCCTTAGCCCACGCTGAATTCTTCTCGGCGAGTTCATTGGGACCGAACTTGCCCGGTGTCGTGGGGGTGTGGGCGGGCGCACCTGCCCCGGTAGCTACCGGAACGGTTTTCGCCCGCGTGACCGCGTGCCGCGTCGTCTGGTTTTGCTCCTCGGCGGTTTGTGAGGCCGTCAGCGCATCGAACTTCGCTGAGAGGGTGGCGATTTGGTCACGGAGTGGCTTGGATGCTCCTGCGAGGTAATCGGCTTCCGTTTGGTAGATGCTCCGCACATCGGAGATGTCGAGGCTCGCCTGTCCAGCACTGAGGCGTTGGCCATAGATGGACGCGACTCTACCCGGGTCGACGCCATCGAATTCGGTCGCAAGCGTCTCGATCCACCCGAGGGCGGTTGTCGAGGCGTCTTGGACCACGCGCGCATCCTGATCGGCCCGGAGGGCGTCGCGCTCGGCTTCAGTTTCCTGATTGGCCCAGCGTCCCTCCCATGTCTTCCGGTACATCGGATTGTCGCGCAACATCTGTAGGTGTTGCTGATACTGCTCGGCGCTCTCTGGATCACTGAGCGCCGCTTTGATTTCGGCTTCCTGTTCCGTCAGGTACTTTTCCTTGGCGTCAAGCCTCGCCTGCGCCGTCGCCGCGGTCGCCTGTGAAGCGTCAAAAGCCCGCTGCTTGTTGCTGAGTTCTGTGGTCTTGGCGGTGTAGTCCTTCTCGAGCATTCCCCGCTTGAGCACTTCTTCGATCGGGACATACTCGGTCGTGTCGCCGCGCTTGAGCGGGACTTGAACACCTTCGGGCAGTTGGAATACTTCATCTCCCAGCTTACCCTCGATGAACTTCTGGACGGCCTCTGTGACGGTCTCCGTCTCACCGGCCGTCTCAACAGCGGCAGCGGCTTCCTCAACGGCTGCCCCTTCAACGACCTCAGCGGTGGTTTCGACAACTTCCTCTGCTGGCGTCTCAGTTGTCACGGGCTCGGCGTCTTCGGTGCCGTCTTTGACCCAGGTCTGTTGATCTGGCATTCTGGTTCCCCTAAGCGGCCGTTGCCGCGGTTTGCTTCGCTTCTAGCTCGGCCACCTGGGCCGCTAGGAGTTGGAGCATTGACTGATGTTCATTGATGTGGACGGCCACGATCTGACGCATCTCCCACGGCTTCGTGTCGTCCAAGAGTAGTTCTTCGTGGTTCCGGATATGTGTTTCGTGCTCGTCGTTCATCGGCAGCAGATAGGGCGAGCCGTCCGGATGGAGGAGCGCGGGCAATCCCGCGAGCGGCGAGCCTTTCGGTGCCTCGATGAGTTCGAATTCACCCTTTTCGATCGCGAGGTTCTCGCTCCTCGAGCGTGCGTAGTGTCGTTGCTCGCTCTCAAATGCGCCTTCGATGCCGCGTCCAAGGTCCATCATTCGCAGACCGGCGCGGGGGTCGATCCATTGCTTGTCGATCGCGTCCCGGATCTCGGCGTTGAACGCGGTCTTTGATTGGGGCCTGAACCCTTCGAGGTCCAGCGTGATCGTCTCGGGATCGGGGAGGTCGGTGCCCTTCACGGACTCCAAGAGGAAGCCGAGGTCAGGACGCTCGACCGGAATCCAGCGTTCCTCGTGTTCCCCGTAGCCCCAACGTGCTATGCCGAGCACCTGCTTACCCCAAGTGAGCAGCGAAGACTTCAGCGTCTTGACAGCATCCATGAGCTGACCGTTTTCCGCTTCCTGGAGGCGCTGGATGGCGATACCGGAATCGAGGCCCGGCGGTATTTGGCCCCGCTGGATCTCGTGGAACGCCCCGATGTCGAACATCGCTTTCTTGGCTTCGTCGATCATGCGCCACCGGTCATTCGACACTCTGACCGGTGGAACCCGCTGCACGATGTCGCCAATGCTCCGATTGGCTAGAGCCGACTGCATAGGGATCTTGATGTGTGCGGCGCTGATGTTGGTGATCTGTTCGGACAAGCCCGGCACGTCAAACATCGCCCACTGGCCGATACCGTTAAGTGCCTGCTCTTCAAGCGCCAGCGACCACTGCGTGTTGATGACCTTCTGGGGTGAAACCAAC